CATTATAAGTCAGTTCGGTGGACCGGATGGCGAATTAGCTGCATCTATGCGTTATCTTTCACAGCGATATACGATGCCATATAAAGAGGTAACAGGAATACTGACTGATATTGGTACAGAAGAATAATCCCGTTTCTTTTGGAAATAACAAAAAACCCTTTATTTGCGCGGGATTCTGGGCTTTATGGTCAATTCAAAGTTAGGCTCATTCAGATGACCGCGCTTATTTTTCGTTAATTTCTTGTATTCTATAGATTCTATGAGTAATTTCAACAATCTGTTGCGTTCCGGAATTGATAAATCCCAATAACAGGAAAGCAGATCTTCACAAGCCGGCAGGAACTGTTCTATATTGGCTTCTCTTTGGCGTTCCTTGTCAAGTTCGAGTTTCAGCTGAGCAACGTTTGATTCAGCTTCAGAAATTCGGTTTTGTAAACTGTCAGATCGCTCAAGAAAGACTTCTGTCGAGTAGACACCTTGTTCAAGCAGATCATACATGGTTCCCTTTTGCCGTAGAAGTTGATCGAGTGTCTGTTGAGCTGATTCCAAAAGAACTTCTTTTTCCGGAATAAGACTCTTACTTGGCATCTGACCACTCAGACGATATCCTTCAACCCAGTCAGAAAGCGCATTGTAAACTTCTCTCTCAACAAGATCCAAAGGGCTGCCAATGGTAGGACAATCATATGTACTGCACAACATCAAATCATAAGGAACACGACTGGCGGTCCCGGAAGGAGGCCGGCGGATCATTTTCTTTTTGCACTCACTACAGATAATGATTCCTGCAAGTGGATTTTTGATAATGTTAGAACCGGCAGGCTTCGGGGATCCACAGCCAAGATAACTCTGAGCTTCTGCAAATACATCGTGATCGATCAAGCGCGGATGCCGGCCGGAAACAATGGTATAGTCATTGGTTCTCGGACGTGCGGTTGTGAGAACGCCATTTTCAATTGTTCTGACCACTTTTCGCTCGCCGATCTTAACGCATTGATCGTACACAACATTAGAAAGGATTCCACGGACTGTGCTCTCACTCCAAAGTTTGGAATTACGTGGCTTTGTACCGTAACTATTTAAAGTGCGAGTGATTGACCGGATACCGACACGTTCCGGACCAGTAAACATAGAAAAGATAAGTCGCACAACAGGAGCCTCGTTTTCATCAAAAGCAAGAGTCCACCCTTTCTCTTTTTCAAGTTTCGTTCTCCGGAAACCGTATGGTGCGGAGTTGTATGGCCACTTTCCCTCAGAGATAGCGGCATAACGTCCATTCTGCATCCTGCGCTTAATCGTCTTATATTCACGCCGACTCATAAATAATCCAAACTCAAAATACTCTTCATCGAATTCATTGGCCGGATCATAGGTTTTGGAAGGAGTGATGATTAGTGTGTTGGAATACTGGAAAGCTCTCTGTACAACTCCTTGATCGATTGTATCACCACGAGCAAGACGTTCTACTTCCATAACAAGCACACCGTGCCAAAGGTTTTGTTCTACTTCGTGAAGTAACTGCTGCATAACAGGACGCGCAGCTATAGTTTCTCCGGACACAACTTCTCGATAAATGTTACTGATAATAAGGTTATTTTTCTTAGCAAGAGAGAGAAGTGCGCGTTCATGCCTGGCAAGAGTTTCCCCTTCACCATGCTGCTCGGCTTCAAGATCCTTTCTTGATTTCCTCAAATAAATACAATATGACATGATATCACCTCCGTATATATTATGTAAAAAAGTACAAAAATAACAGTCATACATAGAACGTAAGTTCTGATTGTGCGACTGCACCGAAGATGATACAATATTCTTTGGTAAGACAGTATCTCTTCGGAGTTACTAAAGCACATTGGCGTGTGCTTCCCCAGTTGACCGTTCCTGTTGGCGCAGGAGCGGTTTTTCTATTGACTTAAAAAACAGTATTTATGTATTAAATTTGTTGTAATCAATTTTTGCTTTTTCAGCATATTTCAAAGTAAGTAAATCAGATATACTTCTGATACCCATAAGTCCGATCAGACGGTTGTAGCCATGTAACTTTCTTGGAAATGGATAATAAAACATTTTATTAATAACAGTTTTTACAGGGTCTTGATTTTCCACTTTCGGCTATAGTTCCGTTATATATTGTTTTAGAGCGACCTAAACTTGGACAGTCAGGTGTTGAATGATATACTTCTCCGTTTGGAGTCCAATATACAGTTTCGCTTGTGGTAGTTTGCGTTTGTTGCTGAGCTTCAGCTTGCGCTTGTTGCTGAGCCTCAGCCTCGGCTTGAGCTTGCCGTTGAGCTTCAGCTTCAGCCTCAGCTTGGGCAGCTGCCTGAGCCTTTGCTTCTTCTTCAGCTTTTTTTCTTTCAGCCTCCTCTTCGGCTTCTTTAGCAGCCTTTTCTTCAGCTTCTTTCTGCGCTTTAGCAGCAGCGATTGCTTTTTTATCTTCTACTTTTATTACAAGTTCATTACTTTTAATTTCATCATGCTCAGCCCAAATTTCATAAGAACCAGATGATGAAGAGAGAAAGGTGATTGTTCCGTTTTCAATATTTAATTTTCCACCTGTACATTTGAAATCACTATCAGATAATTTGTAATCATTTGGTGTGGTACTTACGGTTATTGTAACTTCTTGATTGATATCATATGCGCTGGTTGTATTTGCACTTAGAGAAATTTCTTCCAAGTTATCTGGAGAAAATAATCCTACAATAGCAAAAAACAAGATAAATGCAGTAACTGCAAATTTAACAGGCTTTTTCCAGTCAGTATATTTCCACATGAGGAATAGACCTACTGGGAAAAATAGAATTATTAATGCAATGATCCATCCAGTTTTTTGATACCATTTTTTGTTATTCCCGTTATAATCAGGAAAATTGTTTTGAAACATGTTCGGTCCTCCTTGGTTTGTAGTTTTTTTGGATGAGGTGCGACTTCCGGTAGACATGGTATAAGATATACCAGTTCCGGGGATTCCTACAGAAGCAGTCTTCTTTCCCTTGGAATTGACCGTGTAATGAGCTCCACGTTTGCCAAATGTTATACTGGTGCTGTTCTTATTCAGATTTAATTTGACTCCGGGAGCAATTTTAAAGCTCTTTCTAAAACGCAGCCCCATAGTTTCTCACTCCTTTGTAAACCCTGCCAATCAGGAACACCACAATCCTGATCAGAACCTACTCCATAGATATTTGAGCAGGCCTTCCTAATAATAGCAATCCCTAAAGTTCCTAAGCGGAAAAGAACAGATGTTCGATAAAAGCATTGATTTCTAAATACAAATGTCGTATGATGAAATCAAGGAATTTCGAAGAGTGTTCTTGCTGGGAACGGAGGGACTACATAATGAGCAATGTATCTAAACAACTTATCATAGGAATGGTGAAGAAAATTGACGATTCAGATGAAAAATTTCTTCGCCAGCTCTATACCATCTTGAAAAGACATTTAGAAAGAAGGAAGCATTAGCTTCCTTTTTTTATGTTCTCTCGCAACTTGGCACTGAAATCACGGATCACTTCCTTTGATTTAGGAGACAATTCATGATATGTGTGCATGATTTCCTTAATCAACTTATATAAATCATTATCACTGTCTTCCAGCAATTCAGATACATAAGCAGCTTCTTCATCTTCTTCAGGAAGCTCCAAGAACATATCACCAGCTCCAGATCGGAGCCATTCTTCATTTACATTAAATGTTTTACAGATCAATGAAATTACAGCATCAATAGGCTCGTTTCTTCCTATTTCATAATTGGCTACAGCACCTCTTTTTATATTGAGAGCGTCAGCAAACTCCTGCTGTGTTAATTTTAGATTTTTCCGGAGTTCTTTTATACGTTCGTTCATGTTGCACCTCCCTTCGCTATGACTTTATCATATCACAACAAAGCATATATATCAAGATAAAAATGCAACAATGTTGCAAAAACAGTATTGACATTTGCAAGTATGTGACATATAATTGCAACATAAGCACAAAGAAAGTGAGGTGAACAACATGAGTGAAGAACAGAAAAGATTAATTGAAGAAACTGTAGAGAACCTAAAGCATTTAGACAAAGAAAGCCTCCTGGTAGTAAAGGGAAGTGTAGAAGTGCTCAAAGCAAGAGATGCAATGGAGAAAGATGGTCCAGAGAAGAAAGTGAGGTGAAAGCAATGAAGAAAAAAAGACTATCAAAAAAAGATGATAGCCTGATAGGTAAAGTAGTAGAAATCGAAAAGAAATACATTAATGAAAAGGATGGCCTAGTGGAAGTTTCTTTTCAAGTACCTTGCCACGATTGGAAAAGACTAAGAAATTCAATTCAGTGGCATCTGATAGAAAAGCGTTTGGAGGAAATTCAAAACAAATATAGCCGGAAGAACCACCAAGTGAAGAGAGATTAATTGGCATGGAAAGTGACATCTGTTCTCTATGAGAGACAACAACGCCTTTCACCTTTTTAGTTTCCTCGTAAGCAACAATTGGAGGTTGAACACAAGGATATAGGATATCGTCTATTTTAACGCAAACATCCGTAATGGAGATTGGAAGTCTGGACATATTTTCAAATGAGGCATAGATAATTAACATTTTTGTATCGCCAAATATATGTCCGCATATTTTCATATGGATCCGTTTTCGATTAATAAGTAACGTATGCATCAATGTAAAAAAAGTACCTATACTTCCAAAAATTGATAAGACAAAAGTAATGTTTTCTTTTGTAAGAAGTGAGGAAATAAATTGAATTATGTTCATTTAGGTTGTTTTTCCTTTCGTATTGATAGGGCAGGAGCCTGTAAGAAAAGTATAGGAGAAAAAATAGAAAATAGCAACAAGTACAAACCGTAACACATAAACTTTTCTAGGAGGTGATGCAGGTGATCGTAGAGATCAAAAAGACAGAAAGTGGATGCACATATAAATTCGATGATTCTGCTTATCTGGGGAAAAGCGAAAAAGAGCATGAAAAAGTAATCAATGATGTATCAACTATCATAAACGAGCATCTGAGATCAAGAAAGGATAAAACCGCTTAGGCGGTGGAAAGGAGGACAAGCGTGCAACAGAGAGAATTTGCTTTATACAAGAGAAGGTTACTGAGTCTGATCCCGGCAAAATTGCAGGACATTCCGAACAGGGATGTGAAAATCAAGTTTTTCCGATCCAGCCTGATTGAGCAGGTCGAAAAGGAAAAGGACTGGCAGTTCACCGGGGAACAGGCAGCAGAGCTGATCCGGATGGCAATCTATCCGGATCTGAGATCAGAGGAAGAGCGGATACAGTACGAAGATTTCCTCATGAATGGATTGGACAGAGTTATGTCAGAGAATGAGGAATGAGCCAGAAACGAGGAAGAAGGGAGAAAGACCACATATGGATTATCAGATGGACGAAAACACAGGAACTGGGCTGTTGCTCTGGAACATGGGAAGAAGCGAACGAGTATGCCAGGAAGAAGAACAAAGGAGAATACATCATATTAGAATGAGCCTTTGGAGAACAAGGTTTATCACAGGCGTTGGAATGCTTGTTGGACTCTTCTATGCTTCCGGAGCAGCAATTACATATTCCATATCGGTCAAAGCACCGGAGTCAACGCTGGAGCGCGTCCTGATCGGACTGGCTGTATCGGCAAGCTTCTACGCGCTGAATTCGATCGCAAGGACGCTGGAAAAACAGATAAAAAAATAACACTTCCGGAGGTAACGGAAGTGTTGAATGCAAGACTTTTGTCTCGCAGATATTAAAGACATTATTATCTTAACATCTGTGGGGCAGGAAGTCAAGAAAAACGGGGGTTCTGCCCCATTTTAATACTCGATTAAGATATTAAAGATAGAGGTATACGATGGCAACGAAGAGAGTTACACACACCTTCCGGAAAGGAGACATCCTGGAGGTGAAGGAATACCATGATGGGCGGTATGGAGCAAGGGGACTGTCAAGAGAAAAGAAGAGAAAGCCGACACCGGAGCAGATGGCGGTAGTGAACGCAATGAATAAGGCAGAGACAGCCAGACACAGATTGTTAGAGTACTTTGGAAAGGGGGACTACTTCCTGACGTTGACGTACAGAGTCGAGGCAAGACCTCCGGACATGGCGAAAGCAAAGAAGGATTTCGCGAATCTGATAAGCAAGCTAAGGACAAGATACAAGAAAGAACAGATCGAATTGCGCTGGATCCGGAACATTGAGAAAGGAACCAAGGGAGCATGGCACATTCATATGGTCATCACCGGATGCCGGGATACGATCCGCTGGGTGGAGGAATGTTGGCCACATGGTGGAATTTATGCAGAGAAGTTAGAGAAAAGCAAATACTACGAAGAGGATTTTTCACAGCTTGCATCCTACATCACCAAAAACGAGAAGGTGGGAGAAAAGAGGGAAGACGGAAAGAGGGACAAGCCAAGACTCAGTGAATCCAGTTACAGCACTTCAAGGAACATGCCACTGAAACCACCAAAGAAGAAAAAACTGGCAAGATGGCCAAAAGAGATCAAACAGAAGAACGGCTATTACATTGCCAAGAGCTATGAAGGAATCAATCCGGCCACTGGGTTCAAGTACCGTAGATACACATTGATCCGGTTGAACAGGAGGATTTGAAGAATGAAGACGGTGAAGATCTACATAGAAACCACGATCACAGGACCGGCAGCACCAAAGAGAGGAGGATATGCTGCAGCCTTAACATTTACAAGGAGAAACGGAGATATTGAAGACAGATTCCTAAAAGGAGAAGAGGAAGGAACAACTTATAACCGCAGCGTGCTTCTGGCAATGATCTATGCACTGCAAAAGCTTAAAGAACCATGTAGAGTTGTGTTCTACACGAGGAACACGTACATCAAGAACATGATACTGGCAGATAATCCAGAAAAGTGGAGACGAGCAGAGTGGAAGAAATCAGATGGAAAAGGCATACAGAATCAAGATCTGTGGAAAATGTTCTTGAAAGAGAGCACAGAACACGAAATAGAAATTGTGTATGAAAAAGACAGCGAGTATAAGGAGACGCTACAAGCGCACTTACAAGGAAAAGAGGTATAAAGATGTTTGATAAATTTGGAGAATTTGATTCTTACGAGGAGATCAACCGTGCGGCCAAAGCACAGTTGGAAGAGGGGGACTTAGAAGCAATCAAGACAATCGCAGAGGAGAACGGACTGGATCAGGAAGACGCAGAGGACTTTTGCACCGGTGCAATCGAGGAGCTGACAACACCGAGACTTGCAGCTATAGGAAAACTGGAACTGGAAGCGAAAGATCTGAGTCTGACAGGAGCATTGAGAGATTGGACGGATTTTATCGAGCAGTTATGTTTAGAGTCCAAAGAGATGGCTCTTGCAGTCAGAAGAAAAGGAAAGTCATTGAAAGACTGTATGGCTATGATCTTGAAGACTGCATTTAATGCCAAAGCACGGTTGGACGACAGGATCACAAAGGCAGCAGGACTGACACCACCGTTGTATATCAGCATACCGGGAAAGGCACAGATCAAAGAGATTGTGAGGGAATATTACCTGGGTGAGAAGAAATGAGAGTATACAAAGGGTTCAATAAAAAAATTCAGGCAAAACACGGAAAAGGGACATTCCAGTACGAGAAAGGGAAGACCTACAAAGAAGAGAAAAGCAAAACAAGATCCACTGGATTCCATGCGGCGGAGTATATCCTGGATTGCTTGCAGTGGTATCCGATCGATGGAAAGAACAAATTCTTCCTGTGCGAAGCTGGCGGAAGTATAGACGAAGAGGATGGATGCTCGATGGTCGTATCTACAGAGCTGACATTATTAAGAGAACTGACGCTTATGGAGATTGCAATGGCGGCAATGGAATATATGATCATCCATCCGAAGAGAACGTGGGAGAAAAGAGAAAGAGGTGCATACGCAGAAAAAGAGCGGTCAAAAGCGATTGGAGAGACAAAGATAGCGATCGCAAGGGGAAAACATCCGGAAGTGAAAGGCGAATACGGAACCGTGATCGGACTGATCGTAGAGGATGAGAAAGGCAAGCCAGTGGCAGCAGGCGTGAGGAATGTTGACGGAATACAAGCGAAAGCGCATCAGATCTATTCCATGACAGAAGAAAGAGAATGGGTGGAGGTGCAGAAATGAAACGAAAAGCGATTGAACGCATCAAACCAAAGAAACCGGCAGGAAAAGGACTCACAGCCACGCTACAGGAGTTGGAGGAAATCCTGATCCTAAATATCTATCAGGCGAAGGAACTGCTGGTGCGGTACTGTATCAACTATGAGACAGGGGAACATGAGTACTGGAAAGAGCAGCATGGTTGGAGAAAAGGCGGTATCCTGAATGCACTGAACGAGGACTGGCAAGATTGGGAATGGAGAACATATGACGATTATCCGAAATTGCAGGAGAAAGACGCCAACAGGATCAAAGAATTGATTAAACACAGAGCGTGGAACAACAGCCCGTGGGAGAGAATCAACGGATTGGAACATAGCTATAACAGCGAGATAAGGGAAAGATGTGAAACAAACCGGAAAATGAAACTCATGAACCTGATGAGAAAAGTTCCAGGTCGTCCGAAGAATCTGAGAGAATGGTTCTTTGAACAGGCAGCAGGAGAGGATTACATGTTCCGAAACAGGGAAACGAAAGAATTTGTCTGTACGAACTGCGGGGAATCCAGCTGGCCGGAAGAAATCAAACGACAGGATGGAGAAAAGAAGATCCGGCACAATGATATGGTATTCTGCCCTTCCTGCGGAAAACTGGTGAGGGCAAAGACAAGAACAGACCATATCGAACAGAAATGGAAGAGCTGTTATCTCATCCAGCCGGTAGATGAAGATACGAGCGTACTCCGAATCATAGAAGCAAAGGTCGGATGGAACAATGGAAGACATTATGTAGAGCTTGGAGATGAAATCAGAATCCTGCTGTACAAGGTCTACTCCAACAGCAAATTGAAGAAGACATACATGATCTATTATGAGGACTCCTGGGATGGATGGACAAAAGGAAACCGGAAAAATCTAAGGGCAAGAGAAGGATACTTGTATCCGGGAGAATTCGGCCAGATATTAGACGGAACCACTTACAGCGAAGCAACGAGAGTTCTGGAGTATCTATCAAAGATGGGAATGGAACTGAACTACAACAGACTTGTAGCAGGGACAGGACAGATGAAAGGATATGCACAGAAGGTTGAGTACCTGGCAAAAGGACGCTTCTGGAATCTGCTGAGAGATACGATCGGCTGTACAGGCTATCCGGGATATCCGACACAATACTATGGACCACTGGACATGAGAGAGGAAAGCATTGAGGGAATGTTCAGAATCCAAGACCGTCAGAAGATCAACCGGATCCGTGACGAACATGGCGGGAACAGAATGGTACGCTGGATGCAGTATTCGGACGAGACAGGGCAGAAGATCTCGAAAGAGACGGTGCAGTGGATGATAAAAAATGAGATAGAACCAAGTGGCATCCGGGGACTGGAAAAATATATGAGTCCACAGAAGATCATGAACTACATCGAAAGACAGAAAAAGGAACAATATGCAGGAATGACGGCAGAAGCTGTTCTTGAAGAATATAAAGACTATCTCAGTATGTGTGAAGCGTGTTGCAAAAATATGGCTGACGAGATGCTCTATCGTCCAAGAGAGCTAAAACGCAGACATGATGAAGTCGTTGTAGACCGGCAGCAGATACAGATCTTGAAAGAACTGGAAAACAATGCAGAGGGAAAAGAAGCCTACGCACAGGAAATGCGGCAGAAGTTTCCGGAAGCAGAAGGGATCCTGAAAGAGATCAAGAGCCGATATGAGTACGAAGATGAAGAGTATGAGATCATTGTACCGAACACGTTAGTGGATATCGTGAAAGAAGGACGTGCGCTGCATCATTGTGCCGGCAGCAGTGAGCGATATTTTGACAGGATCGAGAGCAGAGAGACATATATCTGTTTCCTACGGAGGAGGGAAGCACCGGGAATCCCATTCTACACGATTGAAGTAGAGCCGGGAGGCACAATCAGACAGCACAGAAGCTATTATGACGAAGAGCCGGGAATCGAGGAAATCCGGGTATTCCTGAAAAGCTGGCAGAAGGCAATCAGAAAACGTTTGACAGAGGAAGACAAGAAGTTGGCCAAGATCAGCAAGATCAAGAGAGAAGCCAATATTGCAGAGCTGGAAGAGAAAAAGAATATAAGAGTCCTTCAGGGATTAGCGGAAGATTTCCTTGAAGCAGAAGAGATAGAAAAAGAACTGGAGGCGGTTTGATGGAATTAGTACAGTACCAGGATTATGAGGAATACAAAAAGGCAATGAATACCGTTCTGAACAGAACAGTGGAAGATTTTGTTATGACAGGATATTTGCTGAAACAGGGAAGAGATACGGATATCTTAAAGAATTCCGGATACAACAGTGTAAACGAATTCGCCTGGGCGGAATACAAGCTTGAAGCTACACAGGTATCAAGATATATCAGAATCAATGACAGATTCTCGGAGGGCGGTTACTCTCCGAGACTGCAGGAGCATTACAAAGGATTTGGCTATGCGAAGCTGGCACTGATGCTGACGCTTCCGGAAAGCGTAGCAGAAGAGCTGACACCGGCATACAGCAAGTCAGAGATCCAGGCAGTCAAAGAAGAGATTGAAAACGAGGAGAAGATCACAGATATCGAAGTCATTTTGGAAGGCGAGAAAGAAGAACAGAAAGTACTCGACAATTTGGAAAAGGCAATCCATCAGATCTGCATGGATGAACCGGAACTGTATCTGAAACTGCATGAGGCAGTCAGAACAAGCACAGGAACAGGACGGATCAAAGAGGTGTTAGCACCGGACGGAGATAAGCTTTACAGCGTAAGACCACAAGGCTGCGGAAGAATTATGCTCTATCTAAACGACGAGAAGGATGAGGTCATACTGCAGGTTGTAAGACAAGGATTGAAAGAGAAATACGCTTGGGAGAATATTTTAAGCTATCTCGTCCTGATCACAGAACAGGAAGATGCAAAACAGAACTGGGAGGAACTTTACGGGCAGAAATATCCGGAAAAAGAACGGATTGCACCAGTGCAACCAAAGAAAGAGAAGAGAAAAGAGTCAAAGGTAGTGAAGGCAAAGCTGCCAAAACCAAAAAAACCGGAGAAACAGGAGACGGAGAAACCGGTAGAGCTTCCAAACGACATTCCGGGACAGACAGAGATTGAGAAAGATTTTCCGGAAATGCTTCCGGAAGCAGGAGAAACACCGGAAATACGGAGCGATTTTATCAGAGCGGGACAGCACGAAGAGGAAAATTGCACCAGTGCAATGCCGGAGCCTGTGGAGATTGTGGAAAAACCTGTGGATAATTCAGAACAGATGAAAAAAAATGCGAGAAACACAGAAGTGGGAGCCAATTCAGAACCGGTGGATAAGTCCGAAGAAGAACAGAATCCGGCCGGCAGCAGATGGGAATACATGAAGACAATGGAATCATACAAGATGGCACTGTACATGGCAGCATCCGTGAATGAGATGCCTCACATGATGTTGAACTCAGCAGAGTATTGGAAGAAATGGTTAGAAGCAGAGGTGGATGAAAATGGAGAAGAACTCAGTAAATAACAAAATAATCCATAGTTTTCGAGAGGTGGACTTATCAGCGATAGCGATACCATCGATTGCAATTTATAAGCACCCACGGGATATACCGGATAAATATGTTGCGAGAGTCTATGCTTGCAGCAGTCCGACGAACATTATCATGCTGGCAGATTCCGCAGAAGAGCTGAGAAAAGACATTGAAGGAGTATGCGAACCGTGCATATGGTTTGATCGAATGCAAGGAGATCCGAAAAACTTAGTTGGGGTGTATATCTTATGAGCATCGATTATTCAGACATGGCATTTCCGAAATTAGCCTGCAAGAAAAAAAGAAAATCACATAAAAAGAGCATCCTCAAGAGCGGAAAGGGAGTCTGCTATCTCTGTTCGATACTCTATGGCGATTCTTCCAAGCAATACACAGAGGAACATCACATCATGTTCGGATCCGGCCAGCGTGAACTATCTGAAGCAGATGGACTCAAAGTAAATCTGTGCCGGAATCATCACAAAGAAGGACCAGAAGCAGTCCACAATAACCGAGAAATGCGAGAACTGCTCTGCAGAATAGCACAGACAGAATATGAGCAGACACATACGAGAGAAGAGTGGATGGCGAGATATAAGAAAAATTATCTATAGTTACCTCCGCTGAATGGCGTGGAGATAAAGTATGTCACAAACTGTAACATGAAGGCAAAGGATTTCCTCCCTGGATGCGGCAGGGAGGAGAAAGGAGCAGGCAAGTGCCAAAAAGACAGAGATCAACAGCTTGGAAAAGCGAGCTGGCTGAGATAAATGCAAAAGCAAGACAAGAAGGAATGAGTTATGGACAGTACGTGGGATTAATGTACTGCGAAGAAAGAGACGAGATGGAAAGAAGGAGAAGATATGACAGAAAAAGACGAGAAAGATTTGGTTGATTGGTTGGATCAGGCAGAAGCAGAAACAAAAGCAACAATTGCAGAGCATGAAAGAATCGATTCTTTTTATGACGGAGTACTTTCAACGATCCAGACAGTCCGTGAATATATCAAGAAAATGCGTAAGGTGGATGAAGCGGAAGGAGAGAAACAGATGAAAGAGATTATAACAGATAGCAAGTTTGAGTATATCGAAGAAATCAAGCCATTTTTCTGGTGGACAGGAAGCTTGAACATAGAGCAGGCAATCACACACTTGACAAAGCGGTACGATGAAGAGGAAGCGCACAATCTGTTGGATGAAAAGTTAGAATTTGTATCTAACTACATGAGAAATAATCACGGAGCCGTCGAGCAGTACGGAATTTACCTCATTCCGGAATTCGTGCTTGGATATGATGATATAGAGATTGTGATTGTAGCGGCATCCGAAAACGAGAGGGCTACGGTGGTATTCTCGGATATTCCGGTAGTTAAGCGAGGCAAGAGAGATGAAGAATAAATATTCTAAAAAGCAATTAGAAGAATTGTATAACTGCGAGATTTTCAAAGATACTGGTTTTGATAGCTGTACAAAGTTTTGGGTAGCGCAAGGTTTACCATTTACGGAAGATGGTGAAGATATATTGTTTACATACGCAGACGGATGGGATTTAAATGAGCTGCATGAAAATATCAGAGAAGAAATCAGAAAAAGTGTAATTGTGTTTGAAGGAGAAGAATGACAAGAGAAGAACAAGAGAATCAAGCGCAGCTTGAGTGGCTGCAAAAATGGAAAGAACGACAGAAGGAAAAAAGAGACGTGAGAAAAAAGTCACTGTTTTATAAGATTCTAAGGAAACTTGGAATTATAAAGGACTACGAGGAAGACATAAGAACAAGAATGGAGATGTGCAAAAGAGCAATAAAGGCGAATGTATGTCCTGAGGATTGCGACATTTGCGCATGGGACGTGAAAGGAGGGATTGATTACAATGGTTATATTACGACCGGTAGGAACAACAGGAAACCGTCTGAAGTATCTAAGAAAAATCAGAGGACTGACAAGAAAAGAGGCAGCAGTCAAGCTAGACATGAAGGAGGAAAGACTACAAGATCTTGAAACAGGAAGGAAAGGGCTGACGTTAGGAGAAGCAATCAAATGTGCAGATACATATAATGTGTCCACAGATTATATAGCAGGGAGAAAGAAAGTTGAATATTGAAGATGCAATCAGAATCATTAAGGGGTTGGATACATCCAACAGTGAAGAAAACATCGAAGCAAAGAAAATGGCGGTTAAAGCATTAGAGGATCAGAGACAAAAGAAAATTGAAACATGGAACGGACAAGCATCATACCCACGCTGCAAATTTTGTGGGCAGGCTCTTGATTGGAGTGATGAACAGTGAAAAGAAGTACAGACGCACGCCGGAGTCCTGCAGAGATCCAGCAGAACCAAAAAGAACATTATGCTGATATGGCAGAACATCCGCCGGATCGGAAGGCAAGCGAGAAGTTTCACCGGCCGGCATACCAAGCAGGCAATCTGATCGAAGCGCAGGGGCAGCAGTTGTGGCATGGAGATGTAGCAGAATACTTAGCGAGAAAGTACAAGATAGGAGATGATGCCAATGGAGAAGAGACTGGAAGAGAACAATGTAAAAAACGAGAACGACAGGAAGAAAACCTATCTCAGGGCGTACAGGAAGCATGGGAAGAGAATCAAGCGGATCGAATCAGAGATTGAAGAGATCAGGAGCATGAAGATGTATCCTTCCTCAAATAATGATGGTATGCCGCATGGATCCAATCAAAGCGACATGAGCTCTTATGCGGCAGTTCTTCAGGAAAAAGAGGAAGAGCTGTATAAGGAGGGAGTAAAACAGGTACAGACATATAAGGACATAGCATATAGAATCAATAAGCTGGAGAACGAAAATGAAAGAGACGTTATGTTTTACAGATACATTAAAGGATATGATTTCTGGGAGATAGCAAAACTTATGGATTATAGCGAAAACTGGATTCTAAAAATGCATGGCAAAGCATTGGAAAAAATTAAAATTGATTAAAGAGTACAGTTCAGTCAAGTAATACCTGTGGTAATATGGTATTGTCGAAAGACGGACAGATACATACATAGTACTCTTTAGGAAGGCGCCTGGTATAGACTGGGTGCTTTTTCTATGCAAATTATTAAAGTATTTCAGAACAGAGGTGACAGCAATGGCAGCAGGAAACCCCAGGAGTGCGAATGGGAATCTTCGGAGAAAGCACCGGGCAAGGCTTAAGGCAATCGGCGCAGAGTGCGGGATCTGCAGGGGCAGGCTGGGACCGATCCATTATGATGAGCCAAGTGACAGCAAGCATCCATTATCTTTTGTGATTGATGAGATCAGACCGGTGTCCAGATGGCGAGAGTTTGGTTATAGTTCCCGGGAGGCAGCGGCGCAGGATTGGAACAACCTCCAGGCAGCGCACTACTGTTGCAACGCGGCAAAAAGCAATAAAACATTGCAAGAACTGGAGCGGAGCCAAAAGGTACCGAAGGCGAATATTCTGGACGGAAACTGGTGAGGAAAACAGAGGTGGGGAGGGTACCCCGCCAGGCGCCGAAGGCGACCAGCGCCGTCCAGCGCCGATTTACACACAGGGATTTTTTGAAAGGTGGATGAAGATGGCTAGAGCTAAGAAAATGGCAACTGTAACAAACGAAGGAAACAGGCTGCAGCAGTTGGAAAATCTTTCAATAATCCTGGCAAAACAGATTGATATCTGTGCGAAAGATGCTGTGAATGGATCAAAGGCCATGCCACAGCTGTCAAAGCAGTACAGAGAAACAATAAAAGAAATTGAAGAAATCAGAGGAGTGGAAAGAGAAGATGACGAAATTGGAGAAATCCTCTCAGCGAGAAAGGCTGATGGGAAGCCAAACGCCGTCCGTTAGGATCACTCCGGATTATGTCTACACAGATGGAGCAGATGCTGTGAAAGTGCTTTCTGTCGGCGGACTCATTGTGGATCCGTGGCAGGGTGAAGTGCTGAATGACTGGATGGGGCGGACAGAAGAGGAAATATGGTCCGCTCCAACCTGCGGACTGTCTGTACCGCGGCAGAATGGCAAGACACTGGATACATCAGGAAGAATTGCATCCGGAATGATCATGTATTCTGAATGGGTGATTTATACAGCACATTTGCAGAAGACGGCAACCGAGACATTTATGGAACTGAAAGGATTGTTCGAGAGTAAAGGTCTGCGAAAGTATGTGAGGGAAATCAAAGCGGCGTTAGGAAGAGAACAGATCATCTTGAACAATGGCGGACGTGTGGTTTTTGTGGCAAGGACCAGAAATGGAGGCCGAGGACTACATGGGGACTGCCTTGTCTTTGATGAGGCGCAGGAGCTGACATCAGAACAGCAGGCGTCTTTTCTCCCGGCAATATCAGTATCTCGAAATCCGCAGACGATCTATCTGGGAACACCGCCGGATGAAAATTGCACCGGTGCAGTTTTCGGGAAAATCAGAGAAAGAGCAAGAAGCGGAGAGAGCAAGTCCACAGCCTGGACGGAGTACTCAGTGGAAGAGATTGGAGATGTGACCGACCGGAAAAGATGGGCTTTATGCAATCCGGCACTTGGAAGAAGAATGACAGAAACAACGATTGCAGCAGAATGCGAACAGATGGACGAGGACACCTTCGCGAGGGAACGTCTTGGCTGGTGGTCTCCAATCAATAATGATCAAGACTATGCAATTGATAAGAATAAATGGGAAGCATGTGCATCCGAACAGGAGAAGCCGGAAGGCAAGACTGCATTTGGAGTGAAATTCTCACTGGACGGTTCCACAATAGCACTGTGTGGTGCTGTCTGTCCGGCGTCAGGCAGAGCGAGAATATCCCTGATTGAATTAAGAACTACAGACAAAGGCGTCCAGTGGCTTGCAGACTGGCTGAATCAGAGATACCAGACAGCATCTTGTGTAGTGATTGATGGTCGGAATGGTGTTGATTTTCTGATAGAGAAGATTGCACCTGTATGGAGATATAAGCAGTCGATTATCAGACCAGGAGCAAAAGATGTGATCGCAGCAGCCAGTCAGCTTGTGCAGGAAATCAATGAGCAGACGGTCTCTTGGTATAAATATCAGGAAATCTTACAGGAGTCAGCAGTTACTTCTGTAAAAAGACCTATTTCAGGAGGTTGGGGATTCGGAGGAGAAAACTCCATACCGATTGAAGCGGCGGCACTGGCATTATGGGGATGCAGAACTTCAAAAAGAAACCCGAACAGAAAGATGAGGATCGGATAATGGAACTGAATTTTGGACAGGTAAGAGGGCTGCCGGAACAGGAGCAGCAGTGGTTGAATGAACTAAAAGAGATTTATGACTATCACCGGTCAGCAAACCGAATGAAACGGCGTTATTATAATGGGAAAATCACACTGAATGAGGTGAATCTTGGGATTGCCCTCCCTTCCGGTTTTGGAAGGCTGGAGATCGGGTGTTCCTGGGGAGCAAAGACAGTGGATGTACTTGCGGCAAGATCGATGTTCGATGGATTTGTGACAGAGAATGGAACAGAATCAGATGAGATGAATGCAATCATGAAGAGAAATCATCTGATTGCAGAATATAACAAGGCTGTAAAGGAAGAACTGAAATATGGTTGTGCATTTGCAGCAGTTTCCGGCGAAGCGGGAGACGCAAGAGTCCGGTTTTATTCTCCTCATTGTGCAGCGGCTTCGTGGGATGCCAGTGAAGCAAGAATCAAATACGGATTTGCCTTTGAAGATGCAAAAAGAGATGAATCAGATATCACATGGTCTCCGGATCATGTGAATTTTTATACAGAGACAGAGATCTGGCAGTTGGATCGTGTCGGAGGGACCTGGTATGCAGAAGCTACTCCACATGATTTCGGACAGCCTCTGATGGTAGCAATGATCTGGGATGCAACAAACGATAAGCCTTTCGGACAGTCCAGATTGAAGGAACCGGTCAGAAGACTGATTCAGGGGTATGTAAGAACCGTGGCCAATGCTACGATTGGATTGGAATTCGCAACATCACCGCAGAAATACTTACTTGGTGTATCAGATGAACAGTATGATGTTCTGGTGAATGAGAAGTTTAAGCAGTATGTAGGAAGTATCCTTTACAGCACAACAAACCCGGAAACAGGAGAAAAGCCATCTTTTGGTCAGCTATCACAGGGAAATATAGAACCACATGTGCAGATGCTTCGGATGCTGTCTACACAGTATTCAGCAGCAACGGGGTTAACCGTCACGGATGTGGGCGTTGTGAATGATGCCAATCCGACCTCAAGCGATGCAATTCTGGCGCAGTCCCAGACACTGATTTTATTAGCTGAACAACTAAACAAAGCGAATGGGGATGCATTGTACCGGATTGGAAGGATGGCACTGGCAATCGAACTTGGAACCACACCGGATGATCTGACAGATGAGATGATCGAGATCATTGCACATTTTAAGAATCCGGCTATGCCAAGCATAGCGGCAACAACAGACGCTGCATTGAAGATTGCAACAGCAAGACAAGAATTCGCGCAGACAGATATATTCCTTGAGATGATTGGATTTGATCAGGCAGATATCCGGCGGATCCGTGCGCAGGAACAGAGAGCAAAGGGAGAAGCAATCTTGACGGAGGAGTTTGGAAATGCAGATAACGACCAGGGCTTGGGTGCAGTACATAACGAAGATGTCACAGATTAACCAGAAAGCAGCAGATCTGATGCAGGCATACGTTCAGAAGCATGGTTTTGCAGATGATAAAGCTCTCCTGGATTACGCGTTTGCGTTGTCGCAGCGTTACGGACAGGCAATTGGCTCACTAGCGTGCAAAATGTACGAAGCTACGGCATCGGCGCAGGGAGTAGTTGTTCCGACAGCGGAAATTGCAGATCTTCCGGAATACGGAGAAGTGGCAAAAGCAGTTCATGGAACAATGAAGCGGTCTCAGATAAACGTTCCGGCAACGATAGCAAGACTGGTAAAGCAGGTTGGAGCCGACACTACTTTGAAAAATGCAGAACGAGACGGAGCACAGTTTGCGTGGGTACCACATGGAGACACCTGTTCGTTCTGTATTACTTTAGCATCAAGAGGATGGCAGTACATGTCAAGGAATGCACTGAAAAACGGTCATGCTGAGCATATACATGCTAATTGTGATTGTGAGTATGCAGTGCGGTTTGATGGGAAAAGCACAGTTGCCGGATATGATCCGGATAAGTACCTAGAAGAGTATAACAATGCTGGTGGTGATATCAATGCCATGCGGAGGATTCGGTACAAGGAAAATAAGGATGCTATTAATGCGAGAAAACGGGAACTGTATGCGAAAAGGAAGGCAAAAACTATTGAAAAGACTCCCCGTTCTGCTATAATGGAATCAGATTTAGGAATGTTTAAACAAAAACTTCGCAGTGACGGCAATATGGACAAAGAATATTACGACTGTCTAAAGGATAAATTTTCACATGGTACAGACGATGCCAAACGACTATTCACAAAATATGCTTCGGGTGATAGCATTGAAAATGCTGTGTATGAAAATACGGCTCACTATAATACTAAAACGAAAAAGATATCCATGAATTATGGCGCAGATTTAAAGAATCCACGTGGAGCTGGAGCTACATGGTTCCATGAACACGGTCATTTAGTTGATGATTTAGCTGGAAATCTATCAGATGATAAGTATTTTATTCAGTTACTGGAAAGTGATTCGTTGTCATATCGTATAGCATATGGTAAAGCACATCATTTGGGTACTTTTGATAAAGTTGATAAAGCCATTAGCGAAGAACTTGGAGATATGCGAAAAGATTCGGCAATATCAGATCTTTTTGATGGTGTAACACAAGGCAATATAATTGGATGTGCATCACATCCGAAGGAATATTGGAAAAACCGGGACAATGTTACATCCGAGGCTTTTGCACATATGTTTGAAGCACAGTTTGATAAAAAAAGATATGAACAAATGAAAAAATATTTTCCAAACGCATTGGAATATTTTGAGAAAAAGATGAAGGAGGCACTATAAATGAATGTTTTAATCGAAAAGTTTGAAAAAGCACATAAAGATTTTGTACTTCATTTTGGATATTGTCCCCAGATTCCAAATGAAATTGATTTTGATCAGTCTGAGTATGCAGATGATCTTTTGAAGAGCGTAACAGATAATCATGATTATACAATTGAAAAATATGGTACACAAGTACCTAAAAAGTATCCTAAACCGAAAATAATAATTGATTAACATTATTTGAGTGCGGACTATAAAATAACAAGAGCAGTAGATACCACTGATCAGAAATGATTGGTGGTATTTTTATAGCTATTTTTAAGAAAGGGGAAGAACGATGAATTTTATAGAAGCATTAAAAACGATGAAACAGGGAGCAAAAGTAAAATTGCCGTCATGGGGAGGTTACTGGTATTGGGATTCAGAGAAAGAAACAATTATGATCCAGTGCAGACCGCAGGACGGAGACAAGGGAGAATTACTCGATATCCGAGAGACACAGAGAGTTGAATACACAACAATGAATTTGCTTTCTGATGAATGGATTGTGGCAGATGAGCGGAACTGTCCTGTACTTGGTGGTGAAGCAACATTTTCTTTTGGTGATGCAATCAAATATCTCAAGAGAGGTCTTAAGGTTAAGCGTAAAGGTTGGAATGGCATGTTCTTGTTTCTCGCAGATGAAATTCATTTCTTTACAAAAGCGGTGCTGCAAAAGAAAGATGGTGAGCCTTATGATATGCTCCCGTCAATTGTAATGAAAACAGCAGATGATAAATGTGTTGTTGGATGGTTGGCGTCTCAAACTGACATGCTTGCAGAAGATTGGGTATTTGTAGAATGATTGAACAGATATAAGGAGGCGAGGCGCATGGCGATATCAACAATGAATATTCTTATAATTTGCATTACGGTATTTGTTATATGCAAATTCACATAGCAATAAAATACAGATAATTTTAGCACGCAGAGATGCGTGTTATTTTTATGGCAACGCATGCCTTAAATGTGGATAAAAAACTAAAAACACTCAATCAGGAGGGAAACACGATGGCAGATGATAAAACTTTTACTCAGGAAGAAGTGGATTCTATCGTAGAGGGACGCCTTGCGAGAGAAAAACAGAAATACGCAGATTACGAAGACCTGAGGGAAAAAGCAAGCAAGTACGATGAGTATCAGGAGCAGAGCAAGACAGAACTTCAGAAAGAGAAAGAGAAGTCAGATGCACTCCAGGCAAAACTCACAGCACTTGAAAAAGAAGGCACTGTTAGACAGGTAAGAGAAAAAGTAGCAAAAGACACAAACGTACCGGCAGAGTTACTGACAGGAGAAGATGAAGAATCCTGTAAGAAACAGGCCGAAGCAATTTTAAAATTTGCAAAGCCGAAATCTTATCCGGGAACAAAGAAAAATGCGAAAGTGACCACTGAGCATCATGAAGCTGATAATGCAATGCGGGAATTCGCACACAAGATATTTGGCAAAGGAGAATAAAACATGGGAGCATTAATTAGTTCAGATTTTGAGATTCCTGCTGAGATCTCAGCAGGAATTTTTGAAAAAGCACAGAAAGGTTCTACACTGGCGCAGTTATCCGGTGCAAGACCACAGAAATTCGGAAAACAGCAGGTATGGGTACTTACAGCACCACCAAAAGCCGAGATTGTAAGTGAAGGTGGGGAAAAATCACCAACACCGACAAGCTATGCAACCAAGACGGTCAACCCGATTAAATTGCAGGTAACCATGAGATTTTCACAGGAAGTGAAGTGGGCGGATGAAGACACACAGATCGGAGTTCTTCAGGATCTGGCGTCTAATGCGGGAATCGCACTTGGAAGGGCACTTGACCTGGTAGGAATTCACAAGATCAATCCATTGACAGGAACAGTATCAAGTCTCATAAAAGAAGGACTGGTTGATACAACACAGTCAGTAACCGTTGCAGGAGCAAAGTATGATGAAGCAATCGAGGCGGCAGCAGGCATGGTCATTTCAGCAGGTTATACACCAAGCGGAATTGCAATGGATCCAACACTTTCCTTTGGCTTATCTACAATGAGAGACACAACGGGAAGAAAGATTTATCCGGAACTTGGATTTGGACAGAACCTGAGCAACTTCGCGGGAATGAATGCGGCGGTATCTGATACAGTGTCAGCCAAGAATGAAATTACAACTCCGTCAAAGATCCTTGGAATTACCGGACAGTTTGACGCCTTCCGCTGGGGAGTACAGAGATCAATCGGCGCCCACCTGATCGAGTTCGGAGATCCAGATGGACTGGGAGATCTTCAGAGACTCAATCAGATTGCAATCCGTTCAGAGATTGTATACGGAATTGGAATCATGGACAGCAAGGCATTTACCAAGATCCTTGCTGAAAGTGAGTAACGGAGGATGTAAATGAAGTATCTGTATAAACAGACAGGAATGATTGTGGAATCCAGTATTGCACTGGATTCTGCAATTTTCAAGCCACTGAAAGAAATACCAGTAAATGAAAACGAAAAAGAAGAAAAACCACAGAAAAAGACTCCGGCAAGAAGGAAGAAGGTGCAGTAATGGCTTATGCAACATGTGAAGACATTCAGCAACGAAGAAATCTGCCAATGAATGACTGGGAGAGATGCACTGCATTGCTGGAAGATGCGGCTGTGATTGTTGATGCCTATAATCAGGAGGCGTCAGAAGCTGCGAAGAAGCTTGTATCCTGCAATATGGTGATCCGTGTCATGGAGAGCGAACAGGAGAGCGTGCCGATCGGGACAACTCAGGCAACTACTTCGGCACTGGGATATTCACAGAGCTGGACGAATTCCAATGGAAGTGGTGAATTGTATCTCACAAAACTGGATAAGAAGATTCTGGGAGTTGGAAGCAGGATTGGTTTTCTGAATCCTTTTCAGGAGGAATAGCGGTGATTAAGGGTATAACAGTAAAATTATATGAACAGACACCGGATGGAAAAGATCCTTTCGGACATCCGATCATGAAAGAAACGCCAGTATATGTGGAGAATGTACTGGTATCACCTGCTTCGACCACGGAGATCCTGGACACCTTGAATCTGATTGGAAAGAAAGCGGTGTATAAACTTGCCGTGCCGAAAGAAGATTCTCATAACTGGCAGGACTGCCGGGTGGATTTCTTTGGAGCATCATGGAGAGTGATTGGACTCCCGCAACAGGGAATTGAAGAGAATATTCCTCTTGTATGGAATCAGATATGGATGGTGGAGCAATATGGGGAAAGTGAGAATAGAACTGAATCGTGCAGGTGTTCGTGAACTTATGCAATCACCGGAGATGCAGAAGATTCTGATAGAACAGGCAAATGCAATTGCAGCAGAATCGGAAACAGAGACATATATCGCTTCAACACGAGCAGTAGTAGAAGTGCATGGAGATGACGGAAATAATAGCTTACTGAAGGCGGTGGAAAAGAAACATGATTGAACAAATAGTCAGAGATTATCTGGAGGAGCAGCTTGGCATACCTGTAAGAATGGAAGAAGAGGCTGGACTTCCGGAGGAATATATTGTGGTTGAAAAGACCGGAAGCGGTCAGACCAATCATATCAAACGAGCAACACTGGCGGTGCAATCCTATTCAAGCTCATTGTATCAGGCGGCATCCCTTAATGAACGGGTGAAAGAAGCAATGGAGAAAATAATTGAAATGGATGATATCAGTAAATGTGAGCTCAACAGTGATTACAACTATACAGATACGGCACGGAAGAAGTACCGGTATCAGGCCGTATTTGATATCGTGCATTTTTAAGGGAAGGAGATTAAGATGTCAGATAATAAGAATGTAAGTACAGGCAAGCCAAAAGTGGGAGGAGCCATTTTCAGAGCGCCACTTGGAACAGAACTGCCGAAGGATGCTACATCAGAATTAAATGTAGCATTCAAATCATTAGGATACTGTTCAGAGGATGGGCTTACGAACTCTAACAGCCCTGAGACAGATAATGTAAAAGCATGGGGCGGAGACACCGTTCTGAACATGCAGACAAGCAAAGAAGATAAGTTCAAATTTACAATGATCGAAGCATTGAATATCGAAGTATTAAAAAGTGTATACGGTGATGAAAATGTCACAGGAACACTTGCAACCGGCATTACCGTAAAAGCAAACGCAGATGAAGCAGAACAGAGTGCCTGGGTTGTGGATATGATTTTGAAAAATGCAGTCAAGAGAATTGCGATTCCGTGCGCAGGCATTACAGAAGTAGGAGATATCGTATACAAAGATGATGATGCAATCGGATACGAAACGACATTGACAGCAGTGCCGGACGAGAATGGACAGACACATTATGAGTATATTAAGGGAAAGGAATAGAAGATGAAGGGAACAACAAGAAGTGGTTTTGAGTACAACCTGGATGAAACAGCACTGGATGATTATGAACTGCTGGAAGATTTGTGTGAACTGGACAATGGAAATACTGCAAGAACAATCAGTGCATTGAACCGGTTACTAGGTACAGAGCAGAAGGACCGGCTGAAAGAACATCTCAGAGAGGAGAATGGAAGAGTTCCGGCATCTAAGATGATGATTGAAATGGGAGAAATCTTCAATAGTGTAAAAGCAGGAAAAAACTTCTGATCCTCGCCTACATGCTCAATTTAGACAGAGATGCACTGATGTGTGATCTCGCAGAAACTTATCATATCTATGATTACAGGTCGTTGCCGTGTCGAATGGTTGCGACCTTTTCTTGTGGGCTGAGGGATGACTCAAGAATTAAAATGAAGATCGCAGGAGCGAAAGTACCACCGGAGCAGCTTCTGCTGGCTGCAATCGCAGACGGAACAAGAACAAATGCATGGTTGCAGACGAAAGATGGTGCAACGGGAAGAAACAGACCAGAATCACTGGTCAGCCTGCTTCTGAATGACGGTACAGGCAAGGAAAGTGATATTGTGGTATTTAATTCAGGTCAGGAGTTTGACGAAGAATGGAAACGGTTGACGGAAAAGGAGAAGTGAAATGGCAACAGAACTTGCAAAAGCATATGTACAGATTATTCCGTCTGCCAAAGGAATAAGTGGAGGAATACAGAAAGAAATAGATCCGGAAGCAGAACCGGCCGGAAGCTCATTTGGAGGGAAGATGGTCGGGATGATCAAGAAGGTTGTAGCTACGGCGGCAATCGGGAAAGCTCTTGCCGCCAGCATCAGCGAAGGCGCAGCACTGGAACAGAGCCTTGGAGGAATTGAAACCCTGTTTAAAGATTCTGCGGATAAAGTAAAGGCAAATGCGGCGAAAGCATATCAAACTGCAGGTATGAGTGCGAACGAGTATATGGAACTCACCACAAGTTTTTCAGCAAGTCTGCTCAGTTCGCTTTCTAATGATACATCAAAGGCGGCAGATATCGCGGACATGGCAATGGTAGATATGTCTGATAATGCAAATAAGATGGGAACCAATATGGAGGACATCAAAAATGCATATCAGGGATTTGCAAAACAGAACTATACCATGTTGGATAATCTGAAGCTTGGTTATGGCGGAACAAAGTCAGAGATGGAACGCTTGCTGGCTGATGCGCAGAAAATCAGTGGAGTAGAATATAACATAGACAACCTGTCGGACGTTTACAGTGCGATTCATGTGATTCAGGGACAACTAGATATCACCGGAACGACAGCGAAAGAAGCAGCAACTACTCTGTCAGGTTCTTTTGGACAGATGAAAGCTGCGGCAAAGAATCTGATTGGAAATATGGCACTTGGCCAAAGCATTACGGTTCAGTTGTCAGAATTAAGAGAGACGGTATTTGTTTTCTTGAAGAATCTGATTCCGATGGCCGGGAATGTTCTATCTGCATTACCAGAAGTTGCAAGCCAGGCAATGACATTAGTTGTACAGAGTCTGAATTTGAGTAGTAATAACACACAGCAGGTGGTAAATCAGGGACTGAAACTGGCATCTGATCTTGCTAATGCAATTATTTCGGGTGCTCCGTATCTGGCAGAAGCTGCAATTAAATTGATTGCATCATTAGGAAACGCACTCATCAATGCAGATTGGGCTGAAACAGGTCAGATGTTTATGTCATCTTTAAGGGATGATCTGGATCTTGCAGCAGATGAGATTCTTGGTACGGATACAAACATTATAGAAGTTCTGAAGAATGCAATTAATGAACAGTTACCGGAGTTACTTGCTACAGGCGTGGACATCATAAGTAATATTGCAAACGGAATTTTGCAGAATCTTCCGTGGGTGATTCAGACAGCAGGAGATATTATTACTAATTTTGTGGGAGCAATCCTACCGGCATTGCCGATCGTTTTAAGCGCAGGCGGCACGTTATTACTTAAACTTGTGAATGGAATTATCAATAATCTGCCGCAGATTGCGCAGGCGGCTCTTACGGCTATTGTTTGTTTTGTGGCTGCAATCGCTCAGAATCTGCCACAGATCCTTCAGAGTGGTATTACAATTATCGGAAAACTGGCAGCAGGATTGATTCGTGCTATTCCTAATCTGGTAGGACAGATCCCGGCAATTATCTCAGCAATTGTAAACACTTTTGCCAGTCAGGATTGGGGAAATATCGGCCTCAATATTATTAAAGGAATTGCATCTGGATTGAGTTCGGCAGGACATATGTTATGGGATGCTGTAAAGGGAGTCCTTGGAAGCTTTAAAGATAATGTACTTAGTTTCTTTGGGATCCATTCCCCTTCAAAATGGGGTGTATACGTTGGAGAAATGATTGATACCGGAGTAGCAAACGGACTGATCGGGAAGTCTTCGTTAGTATCAGATGCGGCTCTTGAATTACAAAATTCAGTGAAAAAGCCATTTGGTTCCAGCGTGAGTATGGAAGTTGGAGGTAATAACTCAGAGAAAAATGAAAAAGATACACTCATACAGAAGATAGAACTTTTGATTGAGTATTTAAGAAACAATTCCAGAACAAAAGACAGCATTGTAATCAATCTCAATGATAGGGAAGTGGCAAGAGCTCTGAAAGAAATGGGGGTTGTGTTTGAATGATTGAGATCAAATATGTAAGCTCTAATGGAGAAGAATATAATCTGATCGGAGACAGAATGCGGGCAACCTCCGGATATTTTCACAGTTATGAGTGGAAGGCAAGTGTCACAGAAAATACGTTTGGAGCTACTGTCAACGAATTTACCAAAGACCCTGTGACGTATGATCTGACACTTACAGTACGTGGAAAGGAAAGTGAACGGAAAGAGTTCCTAAACAAAATCACAAATGCGTTTGAACATGATATGGTGAATCTTACAGCGGGAAGAATCTATTATGGAGCATATTACATTGACTGCTATATTAAGAAGTCAAGTAATGAGATTTCAAGTGACAATAACAGCAGGACGGACTGTAAGATAGAAATCTACTGTCCATATCCATTCTGGTCAATGGAACAGGAACAAAGTTTTTATCCAGATTCAATGAATGGAGGAGAAGAGTATTCCTTTTTGGATTATCCGATGGATTTCCAATATGATTATTCGAGACAGGGGGCAGGCACACAAAACTGGTTTATTGATCATTTTAGAAGTAATAATTTTGAAATGGTTATTTACGGACCATGTGCAGATCCACGTATTATTATCAATGATTACCCATATCAGATATATGAAACACTGGAAGCTGGAGAGTATATCCTGTTAAAGAGTCGTAATAAGACAATCACGAAACACCTGCGGAATGGAACAGTTCAGAATATCTTTGCAAAGCGTGCAAAAGATAAGAGCGTATTTGAATTGATACCTTCCGGAATGCTGACATTAAACTGGAGTGGTACCTATGGATTTGATATCAAAGTGTACAAAGAGAGGAGCGTGCCAGAATGGAGTTGATTTATACAGACTCAACAGGTAAGGAACTCGACTTTGTATTAAATGCCAATATCGATATGGAGATTGGTGAAGATGAGAAGGATTCTATCAATGATTTTGAAGTCGAGTATAAAAGATCTGACTGGACAGGCTTGGTCGAGTTCGGGAGCCAGATGTATGTTCCGGATACTGAGTATGGAGGAATCGTACAGGAATTATATACGAGTACAAAATCAAACAGTATTACAGTAAAGGGATATACCTGGCGGGGAATGATGACAAAGAAGGTAATACAGCCGGAAAGTAATCAGGACTATGCAGTAGAATCCGGAGAGCTTAATCAGATAATCCAGAGAAGAGTTCAGGAAGCATTTCCCGGGCTCTTTTATGGAGTAGCGGAAGACACAGGTGTACAGGTGAAGAATTACCAGTTTGACCGTTATTGTACACTGCATGCTGGATTACAAAAACTGCTGAAATCAGTAGGATATCGTATGGAAATAAAGTATATTCAGTCGGAGAAAACTGAGTCAGGATATGTACAGGTAAGAGCAGTTCCTATCGTAGATTATTCGTCAGAATATGAGTTCTCAAATGATAACAATATGCATTTCACAATGGACAACAATAAAAGAGGAACAAATCACCTGATCTGTCTTGGAAAAGGAGAATTGAAAGACCGCTTGGTGATCCATCTTTATATTGATGATCAGGGAAATATTAGTCAGACACAGTATTTCTTTGGAATTAATGAGATAGCTGAAATATATGACAGTTCTGGCTCTGAGTATGAAGATCTTCTGAAGAATGGAACAGAAAAGCTGTTAAAGTCAAAAAGCAAAACAGAATACGATATGACAATGGAGAAAATCGAAGGAACGATGGATATTGGAGATATTGTAGGTGGAAGAGATTATCTTACCGGTGCGAGTATGAAAAAGCCAATCGGAAGGAAGATATGGACTGTTTCGGAGGGAAAAGAGAAAGTAGAGTATAAACTGGAAGGAGAAACATAAATGGATATTATTACAGGATATGTCGGAAGTCCTCATGTTACAGCAGAACAGGACCGGGATATAAATATTGGAATCTTTGGAGCAGAATCCTATGTGTTGCGGACGGGATCCCAGTTAAAAGCAGAAGTTTCATCAAATAATGAAATCAAGATCAGAGATGGCGTTATTATGCATCAGGGATGCGCTGCATCGATAAAAAAGAACACCTATGATTCTCTTACAATTGTGAATGGATCACAGGGAATGAAACGAATAGATCTTATTGTTGCGAGATACAGCAGAAATCAGAGCACAAAGGTAGAATCACTTACGCTGAAAGTAATTCAAGGTACGCCGGTTACAGGAACACCTTCAGCACCGGGGTATACAACAGGAGATATCCAGGCAGGAGATCTGGTTGCAGATATGCCATTGTATCAGGTTGTAATTAACGGATTGAATATTACAGAGGTAAAACAGGTGTTCAATACGGTTGATACAGTTGCTGGATTAAATGGCAAATTGGAGAAGAAGACGGATACTACTACTTTAGGATTTGAAGTTTCTGAAACATTCACAGGACAATACCTTAATTCAAAGCCTATCTATCAGAAAATGATATCTGTTGGAGTATTACCGAATAATACAACGAAATCTATAAGTACAGGTATTACTGGTGCTGATTATATCTGGGTTGATATGGAAAATAGTTTTGCATTCAATCACGGTGCAAGCTATCCAATTCCGTATGTGGATCCTAAAACTGTGGCCAATTCCATAGGTGTAAGGATTACAAATAACGGCGCAACGGTTATTGTATCGACCGGAACAAACTGGTCTACATATTCCGGAGGTATTACTCTGAGGTATACCAAGAAGTAATTATTTCCAAGTTCCCTTCACATCATAATTAAGATCTGTTGATCTGGAGGTTGAACCATATTGCAAGATAGTACCTTTTTTTGTTATGCGCTTTTATATATGCAACATAGAAACATGATTAAGAGAAAGGAAAAGCTATGAAAATTATATTCAACGATGGTCAGGAGCTGACAGTGCAGGATGCATCTATCCAGGCTGATGGTGGTCTTCTGGTCAAAACAATCTCAGCAACAGAGGATGAGATCAAAGCGATTTTTTCAGACACCATGACAACAAAGAAGATGACAGTCCAGGAGCGTGGATCAGAGCTTGCATGCTATGAAAATTATACGAAGTTTGATGCTGTTGTGAAGTATACAGCGGGCATTCTTGGAATTGTCATGTACCAGGAAGAGCAGGCACCGGAAGACCGAATCAAGGCACTTGAGAAAGAAAAGGCAGACATGAAGGAGAAGATTGACCAGTTAGAGGGCTGTCTTCTGGAAATGTCTGAGCTGGTATATCAGTAATGGTAACTCTATTAACCAATTTATTCATAATGCTACAAAACAACGGAGGTAAAGAAATGATGGCAATGTTATGGGCACAGCAGATTATGTTGGGGAAGAAAACGTATGAACAGGTTCCAAGACTTTTGAAAGATAAGGTAAAAGAGATCCTGGAAGATTCCGGAATGGGCGAACTTGTTACAGATGAGACACAGGAGTAGAGGTGAAAACAGATGGCAGTAAAAACAGCACAGTATATATTTAATGGTCAGACGATTAATCTGACATACAATTCAACATCAGGAAAATGGGAAGCAACGGTAACTGCACCAAGTAAATCCAGTTATAGCCAGACGGACCACGTTCTGGGCGGTACGGTAAAGGCTACAGACGTGGCAGGAAATACAACGACCGTTGATCAGAGCCATGCAACACTTGGTTCCTCTCTGAAGATCAGAGTCAAAGAGAAGGTAGCTCCGGTAATCAGTATCACTGCACCGACAGCCGATTCTTATATTACAAACGCAACACCGACCATCAAGTTTACGGTAACAGATGCAGATTCTGGTGTAAATTCCGGTACAATCGCAATGAAGCTGGATGGTACAGCCGTTACAGTTACAAAGACAGCAATCACAGGTGGATATGAATGCAGCTATAAACCGACTACCGCACTGAAAGATGGAAGTCACACAATTTCTGTGACAGCATCAGATAATGATGGAAATGCAGCTTCAGCGAAGACAGCAACCTTTACAGTGGATACAGTACCGCCGACTCTGACGATTACAGCACCGGCAGAAGGTCTTGTGACAAATAAGACAACTATTACTGTTACAGGTAAGACAGACGATGCAACATCTAAGCCGGTTACAGTTACTGTAAATGGTGCAGCGGCTACAGTTGGGACAGATGGATCCTTTAGCAAGGATGTAACGCTGACCAATGGTGCAAACAAGATTACGATCATTGCCAAGGACAAAGCAGATAAGACTACAACGATCACGAGAAATGTAACGCTTGATACAGCCGCTCCGGTGATCAAGTCTATCACCCTGACTCCGAATCCGGTTGATTGTGGTAAGACCTTTGTGATTGCTGTAGAGATTACGGACTAGGAGGTTCTGTTATGGTTGTGAAGGCAACCGGCAAGGTAGACGGGAAAGAGGTTATCTTTGAACGGGCAGAAGGGGATCTGTGGAAAGTCACGATCCCCTATGATCTTGATGGGATGTATGTGGTAGAAGTGACTGCAGAAGACGAGGCGGGTAATATAGCATTTTGCACGAAGTTACTGTTAATCGTGGATCCAGCTACTCTATGCATCCATCTCATACCATATGAGTATACCGTGGAAGTAGTTCAGGAAGAATTTTGTGTGGATGTGGTTCATCCGTGTCATGGGAGGTGCTGTTGTGAATAGAGTAAGATTTATCCAGGGTGAGGACAAACATGTCAAACTGCTGGTAAGAAGTCCGAATAATGAACCATTTACCATTCTGGCAGCATCTTACAGTCTGTCACGGTTTGGAGAAGTTGAATCTCATGGAGAATGTGAGATCAATGGTCATTATCTGGATATTAAAATTGCACCAGTGCAAAAGGCGAAGTCTTATATACTGGAAGTTACTTATGTGGTTGCTGATTCAACGAGGAAAGTAAGGATAGAAGTAGAGGTGGTATGATGCTGACAATCACGGGAATCAAATTGAGCAAAAATCCTGTCGGGACAGGGGAAAAGTTTACCATATCTGTGCAGATTCAGGAGACAGCAGATTATCCGTATGACTATCCTTATGATTTCCCGGTATCCTGCACGGGCACAGCGAAACCGAAAGAAACATAAAAATGATTTTCAGAGGGACTGAATATTGTATCATCAAATTACCCTGAGCTGTTTAAATAAGAAGAAACTCGTTTGAATTAACTGACAACCGCGATATACAGGTGGTACACAAAAACACCGAAAACCCCAGAGTTTATGCGGCTCATGGAGGTATTGCTATGGCAGCAGGAGCTATCATTATAACGTTATTGGAGTTGATTGTCGGAACTATTGTAAATATCATATTGGGATGGAATGTATGGGATTATAGTAATCTGCCAGGTAATTTATGGGGACAGATCTGTCCGCAGTTTACAGTATTATGGTTTTTTCTTTCAGCAGTGGCAGTTTACCTGGATGATTGGATCAGATGGTTATTGTGGGAAGAAGAGAGACCCAGATATAAATTTTAAAGAAAGAAGTATGGCTATGGAAACAATTATTTCAGCCTGCATCTCAGCAGGCGTAACACTAGTGATTTGTCTACTGAACAATCACGGACAGCAGGAAAAGACAAGAGCTCTTATGGAATACAAGCTGGATGAGCTAACCAAAAGAGTAGATAAGCACAATAATGTAGTTGAGCGAACATATAGTATTGAACAGAGGCTTTCTGTTCAAGAGGAACAGATTAGAGTTGCAAACCATAGAATTAGTGATTTGGAGGGAATCGAACATGAACATTGAAACATTAATGCAGTATATGAGTTACATTTTGGCAGGAATCGGAGTGCTGGCCTTCTTGGTCAGCGTGATCGTGCAGGCAATCAAGGAGATGCCAGCATTGAAGAAAATACAGACGAATGTTGTGGCACTGATCACATCACTGATCCTGACACCGGCAGCAGTGATCGTCTTGTGCACCTATTATCAGATAGTGATTGAGTGGTATTACATTTTCGCATCATTCATTGCCGCTTTTATAGTTTACCTGGTCAGTACTGGTGGCTGGGAGAGAGTGGCAGAGATGTGGAACAGAAACGCATATAAGAAAAAGTAGAATTGTACCGGTGCAAGAGATGCATAGAAGACATGAAAGGAGAGTAATATGAAATTATTCTTAATTGCTGGACACGGAGAGGGAGATTCTGGCGCAGTAGGCGGAGGATACACCGAAGCAGAACGAGTCAGAGCGTTGGCCGCCAAAATTAAAGAACTTGGCGGAGAAGCGGTCATTCTTGGGGATACGAGTAAAAACTGGTACAGAGATAAGCTGATAAGTACTTACAACTTCTCGGAAGATTCAAACATTTTAGAGCTGCATATGGATGCAGGCGGTGGATCGGCACGAGGCGGACATATCATCATCAAAGAGGGATTCGCTCCAGACGAATACGATTTGTCACTTGCTCTTTTTATCTCTACATTAATGCCGGGAAGAGACGAGAATATCAAGTATCGTTCTGACCTGGCAAATGTAAACCGGGCTGCCAAGAGAGGGCTGAATTATCGTTTAATGGAATGCGGATTTATTGACAATGATCAGGACAGAAAAATTTTTAATGATTATATTGCGGAAATCGCGGAAGGAATCCTCAGGGCTTTCGGAATTATTGTGACGAAAAAAACGACGGGAAAATGGATAAAAGACAAAGTCGGTGACTGGTGGCAGGATCCGGATGGAAGCTATCCACGGAACTGTTGGAGAAAAATAGCAGGGACATTTTACTGGTTTAACGAGAAAGGGTACGTTGTCCAGAATCAGTGGATTCAGTACCAGGGAAATTTCTACTGGCTTAACGGAACAGGGGGAATGCGGACCGGCTGGAATAAGATTGACGGGGAATGGTACTTCCTGAATGATGGAGTAGTCGCACCAAAGAAACCGGTTGGGGCTATGTTAACCGGTTGGGTTCTGGCAGGTGGAAACTATTTCTATCTACGACCGAAGAAAGAAGGAAAACATGCACAGGGAACACTACTGGAAGGTGAGTTAAAAGGATATGCCGGTAACGACTATTATCTTGTTAAATCCGGAGAAGACAGACGTTATCAGACAGGCCAGATGCTTACCGGATGGAGACAGGCAGGAGATGATTATTACTGGTACAATATGAAAGCAACATCGGCATCTCCACTCGGTGCCATGTATAAGAACAAATGGATGAGCCTTAAGGAAGCTGATTACTATTTTAAATCAGACGGCAAGATGGCGAAAAATGAAACGCTAACGATCAACGGAAAGAAGTACACATTCGGTCCGACCGGATATCTGCAGTAATAAGATCCCCGGAGTGGTAATCTCCGGGGTGAATATTGTATCATCTTTTTGCGCAGTCTTTTGATAGAAGGAAATACGAGTTTCTTCATATTATTATGTAATTCATTTCCAAAAGAATTGGGATAAAGAACTTGCCCATATGGAGATGATCTGTGCAATTATCTATCAGCTGACAAAGAATTTGTCACCGGAAGAAATTGAACGTTCCGGTTTTGCACCGTA